ACACCCGTCTCTTCATACATCTCACGCATCGCACATACATAGTCGCTCTCCTGGGCATCACGACGACCCTTGGGGAAGCCCCATTCAGGTGTTAAGGGGGCTGGAGGGGCTGATGCAATAATGTCATCAATTGTCCAGAACTTTCCTTGTAAGTCAGTAACCCCAGAATGAATCTGTTCCCACTTCCCCTTGGCAATCTCGTACTCATTCTTGTACAAGTGTGAGTGATCCAGACCCCACATTCCACTCCAAAGAGTCTCGAAGGGACCATCGCGATACTTGTTTCTCTCTTGCTCAGTAATTGCTCCTAAGTGAAGACGAATGTAGTCAATGTCCGTGATTTTATAACGACCGCGCATGAGTTCAATAAATCCCAGGCTGTCACGACGCTGAATCAAAAGAAACTCGAGATTTTGATTTTCCATACCTGTGACGAGACCCGGATTGTTTGCAAGAGATGATGCAATATCGAACCCCTTCTGGGGACGAACCATAATCACTCCGTAACTGGTTACAGGCGCAATGCATTGACGAAATACATGCCCCTGACCGCCACAGTTTGTACATATTGTTTGATTATTACGGCTGTGTCTATCCATACCTTATAGTTCTGCGGCTCACACGTTTAGCCCTTATTCTGACCTATATTTAGAATGCATATACCACCTGAAGTATGGGGACCCTTTTTCTGGCATACAATACATATCGTTGCTCTCGGTTACCCTGCCGAGCCTTCCCATGCTCATAAAAAAGCTGCAAAAGACTTTTACGAAAGTTTGCGATTTCTGATTCCTTGCCCCATTTGTAAAGAACATTACAATGTACACTTGGAGAAATATCCTATAACACCCCACCTGGATCGTAAAGCAGACTTATTTCGCTGGACCACACTCTTACACAATGAAGTGAATAAGATTTTGAATAAACCGACCTTTACGGAAAGCCAGGTCTTAGAATACTACAGACGTCTTGGCCAACGCGGTCGCTCCCCTGTTTGGAAGTCTGATGACTTTGTTGAAGCAGACTACAAGTTCTTTTTGAAGGGACTCGGGCTAGGCGCAGTTATTACATCTTCCACGATTGGACTTTTATGGTATATGAATTCTTCTTCCTAGTGAATTAGATGGCCGATGACCAGTTGACAAAGTTCCCCCCAGAAATTTACGAGGGACTGGCAATGCCAAAATCCGCAAGGCCTATCAAGAAATCTGTGAAAGAAGTCATTGTCAAAGCTAAACTCACAAATGAAGAGATTGAGGCGAAGGAAGGGCAGTACTTTGATGAAAACGATGTTGATACGATTTATGATGAAGACGTAGATATTTATGCAGAAACACCCGAGGGCAAGAAACTCTTGGCCAAACTTCGCAAACAAGTGATTGACCCCTCTCTCATTAAAACCGGCTGGGAAGCTTTTTGGATAACGGCATCCCCTTCAAGAAATCGCGGAGCAGCCGCAGGACCTATTGATGTAAAAGGGAAGTATTGGAAAGATAAGAGACCCACCGAAATCAAAGGCTGGTCAGCAAAGTACAACCTCGACGGCACAGTAAGCAAGATGCGTGTAAATAATAACGTATTCAGCTCTGTCCTCGGCTACTTCGACGCCACGCCCTTTATGAAACTCCCGTGCCGTCTTACCTCCTACACCATGCGTTACTGGAAGTATTATAAACACGGTCTGCCCTTCATTCGTGGTATCGACGAATGTTTCAAGACTCTTGTCCCCGATAGATACGCTCTGCAACGCAAGGCGGCAGAAGAGAAACCCCTTTTACACATTTCTGGCACAGCCTTTTCATCAGTCACGATAAATCGTAACTTTCGCACAGCTTTGCACAGAGATGCAGGAGACTTTCGCGATGGTTATGGAAATTTGTCCGTTATAGAGCGTGGTCAGTACCATGGAGGATATACCTTATTTCCGCAGTTCAAAATCGGATTCAATGTCCGAACGGGTGACTTCTTAGCCATGGACGTTCACGAATGGCACTGCAATACGAAACTCTATGAGACGGAAGAAGATAAGAAAGCTAATAAACAACTGCCAAGAATTCACAAGGATGACTTGGAGACAGGAACTCTAGGTGCTGAGAAACCGTTTACTCGCATTAGTTTTGTCTGCTATTTACGTGAAAAACTCCGAGCCTGTAAGAATGCCGAAACTCGCAAGTACTTTAAGAAAATCGGATTCAATTCTAAGAATCATACTTTACGCAAAAAGAAGACTCCCGTATCAGAAGAAGAATGAGCCTGGATAATAAGTCAAGAGAAGATATTATTGCAAATATCTTGCGCAGTTCTCCCGTAAAAGCCGTGAAAAAGACTGCAGTTACTACCTACAATTCTGTATCCTCTGGCATATCACAGACGTTTACACCCGAACACGGTTCTTATTTCTTACAAGTGCTATTCTATTTGTTCATGTACTTGTTCTTAGTCTTCCTTATAGCTGTCTTTGTTCATTTTACAATTACACCGATTTTTAAGTTTTATCCTGGTGGGCAAGGAGTAATCTATATATCAGGTCCTACGTCAGACATAGTGTACTGGAATACAAAGACCCAACCCACACCTTCAGCTATGGTACCTATAAGCGGCGACAAACTCACAGGGACTTCTTTTATAAATAACTTCTCCTTTTCCATTGACCTCTTTGTACGCAAAATCACTGACTCAAATCCGTCAACACGCCTCATTCTCTATAAGTCAAGTGTCACTGCCCTAGAGAAACCCCCTTTAACACCTCCTCCTGGAACCTCCGCGGACGATTTTATATCGTATATGAGCAATAATTCATCAATGATTTTGTATCTGACAACAACAAATGATCTTGTCTTGACGTTCTTTGTAGGAAACTCGGCAACAAACTATAGCTGTCCCCCTATTGAAAACGTGCCTTTGTATACACCTTTCAGAATTAGCGTAGTAGCCGAACAATCATTATTTACACTATATCTGAATGGAAAACAGACTTTTCAACGCGTTCTACCGACCCCTATTACAATGAACTCAATAAGTCCCGCACTCGCAAAGAATCAAGTCTTTTATGCAAGTCCTGCATGGGCAAATTCTCCTACGCAAACGGTATTTGTGCAGAATTTTCACGTATGGCCTCGTGCTATTACATATACGGAAGTGCTCAATGCGCAACCGGCTTTGGCACTACAGAGTGATTTTGGTTTACCGCCTGAAGCATCTAGCGGACAATCAACATGCTAGAGACTTAGTAGTAGAATGCTGGTAGAGGCGATTCTTTTTATAGCCTCTGCATTAATCTTAGCTACATTCATACTGTACTTTGTGAATGTAAATAAAACCCCGTATCAAGGACAACAAGCGACCTATGATTTGTCAAAGGCAAGTCAGATTGTTTTACCGAATACAGGGTCTTTATGGTCAGGTGCGCCCTGTACTCTGCGCTTTGCCGTGTTCATTCAAGGAGCTCCGAAGACTTTGTCAAAGGTGGATTGCATTGAAGCTGCCGCTCCTGTAACATCCTTTGCCCCGAATTGCCAAGATTATTCATTCAAACCATGTAAGTGTTCTGGTACGAACTGTAAGAACTGTGATTCGAACGCTGGTTATCTTACGAATATATTGAGCATTGGCGACTATGTCCAACTGTGGACATCTGGATATACCAGCCAGAATGATAAACCGTATGTTCCGGCACTTTTAAAAATACGTACGGGAACTGACAATTCACAGCATTATATCGAAACGATTCCCCTTCCGGCCATCCCCTTGCAAAAGTGGACAGCTATTACAATTGTGAAAGAGGGGCGCAGATTTGATGTATATTATGGTGCAAAACTTCAGGCGAGTAGTCTCACTGACTACGTTCCTATACCGCCCGACACGGTTCTTTCATGGACGGCAATGCCTTCAGGAGGCGCAGGATGGAGGGGTCAAATTGGATTTTTTATGGCATATAATCGTGCGTATTATGCATCCGATGTGAAGAATGACATGAGCACTTTGCTAAATATGCGCGGTGTACCGTATTATGTTGACCAGCCTCCACTTTCTTGGAATTCTATAGCAGCACCCGCATGTTTCTTTGGAAATTGTGAGACAATGCCGTCAGTGTCTCCACCCCCTGGCTCTCCATTTACAACATATTCAACAAATGTATCCTAAAGAATCAAAAATCCGAAGCCTGATACAGAATGAGTACGAATGTCAATAAATATTCCGTCATGCGCGGAGGATCAATAGGTTCTACTCTGTTAAGTTTGCTAGTAGTTCTTCTTGCGATTGTGGTCTTGATATATACGTACCAATGGCTATTTAACAGCCAGTCAAATTCATCTACCGTTCCTATCTTATCAGGCTCCCCGTCTATGACTGCCACAGTTATGGATTCAGCTTCAGGATATTCGGTAGTCTCTTCTACGGAGCTTACTGGAGTCAATGATAATGGGCAATATTCTGCCAGTTTCTGGGTGTACGTCACGGATACGAAGGGGTTCCTTGCCCCTGGAGGCAGTGCACAATTAGCGCATTTAATGGAAATCAGTAATAACCGCTTTTCTACAACGAACCCTGGAAATACGCTCATCTACGTGGGTCTGAATCCAGTAAACGCAACTCTGGTTGTCCGCCAGAGTACGACAGACCCGACCCAACAGATTAATAATTCTCTGACGGCGCAAAATGGAAGTAGCTACCCTCTAACATCCTTGATTAGCAACTACAATGCTGGAACGACCTTTACTAGCAATGACCGTTGCGATATCATCAATGGTATTGAGTTCCAGCGTTGGGTATTAATCACGGTGGTAGCGAATAGCAGAACACTCGACGTATACATTGATGGTAAGTTAGCACGTTCTTGCGTATATTCTAGCGGGTTCTCACTAGGTTCGAAGAGCGGCTCAGGAACTGCCTACTTTGGCTTGAATAATGGTGGAAATCTGAAGGGTTACTTTGCAAATGGAAACTACTATAATTATGCACTATCTCCTGATGCGGTATATAAGACGTACCAGGATGGACCCGCAGGACCTTTCAGCATCTGGGGCTGGTTGACGAACATCTTTAGTGTGAATATCAACTTGAATCCTTCCGTTGCCAATCAACTAAATCCTTGCAATGCTTGCAAACAGGGGAGCAGCTAAGAGGAGGAATCTTATAGTTCAAACATCAAAGAATCAAAGATTCTTGATTTTTGCGCTTACCTGGTAGAATGGACTCTAGCAGTTCTGGAGTATTTCCTCAAATACTTATGGCAATCATCATCGCATTTGTGATTTTCTTTATATACATGATGGTCGAACAAATGTACAAGGCATGGTATGCTTTCAAGGGGGCGCGTGTAGCTATTCTTGACAGCACATGTCCTTCCGGTAATCCTCAGATGTTTCGCCAAGACCCGTCAAATCCTTCCAATACCGTGATTTTACCGTATTCCGAGAATCAATTGACCGGCATTGAGTTTTCTTATACATCGTTCATCTACATAAACTCCAATACGGACGATGGCTCCGATGGATGGAAGACGATATTCTATAAAGGATATGAAACGGGACCCTCGCCTCTCCTAGGACCTGGTGTCTTTGTAAGTGGCAGCAATGCTAAGAATAACTCACCTACTCTGCGCGTGGTCATGAACACCTATGATTCTTGGTTCAATGTTACAGATGTAGAACAAATCCCTTTTAACAAGTGGTTCCATTTGGCCATTGTTCTACGTAACAACTCTCTTGAAGTCTACATTAATGGAAATCTGGCGAAGAAGACAACATTTAATGGTACCCTGCCTTACCAGAATTATGAGACTCTCACGGTATTCCCTACCGTAAGAACACCTTTTACACTCTTCGACAATACGCAAAACAATCCTACGACGTCAAACATGGGTATCCCTCCTGGTGAAAATATGACGGTAAGTGGAACATTCGCTGGATTTATAAGCAATCTGTACTATTTCTCTTATGCGGTAACGTATTCTGAAATCCAGGCCATGTTAAACATGGGACCGAGCTCAAAGACTTGCTCAACAAATGCAAATGCATTGGACAGACCCCCCTATTTAATTGACAGTTGGTGGACACAGCAAAGAGGCTAAAAAGGCCTAAGACCTAATCCAAGCAATCAGAAGAATGCCTGGGGGTGGGCTAGTAAGTTTAGTAGCCTATGGCGCACAAAATGTGATCTTATCGGGCAACCCCGATATGACCTATTTTTACAAAACATTTAAGAAGTATACACACTTTTCCCTTGAAACAACCACGAAACTTATGGATGGTCCTACCGATTATCCCTACGACCAAACTGTCCAATTGAGAGCTCGTGTTGACCGTGTTGGAGACTTATTATCCGATATGTACTTCTCCTTTAACATTCCCGCCATTTATAGCAAGTGGCAGCGAACAAATTGTTCAGAAACGGGTCCTACAACACAGCAGCAATTTCAGTGGGTTCGTTATCTGGGTGCAGCAGCTATACAATCGGTCTACATTACTTCGGGTCCGAATAAGATTCAAGAATTCACGGGAGAATATTTGATGAGCAAGGCTATGATTGATTTTCCGAAGGACAAGTTTGAGAAATGGCAACAACTTGTTGGTGATGTTCCTGAACTCTACGATCCTGCAAATGGACTATATGGAAACCCGACAGCAACAGGTGGAGAATATCCTACGGTGTTTAGGGATATTTCAACATCCGACACTGCTCAAAATAATACACCTTCTATTCCTGCTTCCACAATTTATGTTCCTCTACCTTTCTGGTTCACTGAAGAAGGTCAAGCACTACCTCTCATAGGTCTACAATACTATACTATTGATGTCACTATCAATTTGACACCATCAAAGCAATTATATACAGTTATGGACCTTTCTGGATATCGTATGGCTCCTGGCTTTCGTGTTATGTCATCACTAAGCAGTGTTCAGAGTAATATACCAAATCTTGTAAGTACTAATGATGATTCTCAGCAAATACGCAACTATTTTACGGACATAAATTACACCATACCTCCTCTTAATACTTGGGCGTGTAGTCCCACTCTGCATACAACCTATGTGTTTTTACCTGAAAAAGAACGAAACTTATTTGCCAGTACACCTTTGATGTATCTTACACGCCAAGTGACCTTAGTGAGTTTTCCAGAAGTGATTAACAATAGTCTACTATACTTGGATAT